AGGTCGCTCTCTGCCAGGCTCATGTCGTCCCACTTGATGAGGACATCATCGCCCTCGGGGAAGTTGAACTGAAGGGCAGACAGATCACCAACGATCGCATAAACCGCATCAGCATCAGCGGTGGAGTATGCAGGAAGTGCGGAAGTGTAGATCTTGGTCATTCCGGCATAAGGATCGATGGAGAAGTTGCCAGCGGCAACGGCATCGATGACGGCTGCATCGGTAGCAGGATTCAGCAGAACAACGAGGTTGTTGACATTAGCTTCATCGGTGAGCTTGGTCATGGCCTTCTGGAAGGTAGTTGCGCCGGGAGCTGCTGCGAGCTGGGGAATGCCGATGGCGGTGGAGCCGTGAGAAGTGTTTGCGCTGGTGATGTCACCGACACCCAGAGCAGCCAGCTTCTTCACGATCTGGTAGGTCAGCTCATCATAGATGTAGCGAACAAAAGCTTCGCCGCCCATAGCGACCGCTTCATCGGAAATGGTGATCCACTTCTTGATGTTGCGAGGGATCAGGGAGACAATGCCGAGCAGAAGCTCTTCCTCGGTGGGAGCGCTCGTTCCTTCGGTGTGAACATAGGCTTCGGATGCACTGCGCTCAAAGGTGGTCTTCAGGTTGCCCCTGATGTAGGTCTTCTTGACACGGCTCATGATCTGGTCATTCTCCCATGCGGTACGCACGATAGAATCCACAATTTCGGGAACGGGAACAACGCCGGAGACCTGGGTGGTCAGAAGTGCACGGCACTCCTTGTCATCACCGGTCTTGATGTACTCGGCAAAAGCATTGATATACTCCTGGGATCTTCTGACCTCTTCGTTGGTCATGATGGTTCTCTCTTCCATTTTCTCCACAACCTTTCCTGCGCCCTGCGCTACTGCGACCATATCGGCCTTTCTGTTTTCAAGTTCGATCTCTGCCTTCCTTGCTTCAAGAGCCTTGATCTCTTCGTTCAGCTCGGCAAGTCTGGCTTCGTCTGCCTGCTCGATCTCGGTCACGATCTGTGCGGATCTCTCCTCGATCTGCTCGGCGGTGAAGGATTTGATCTCTTCGTTCATTTCGTAAGTCCTCCAATTAACATACGGGTTAACATTCTCTGACGGTTCAGCTCCAGCGCATGAAGTCGCTCCGCTTCCAGCTCACCGATCACTCCGTCTGTAAGCTGACGCACCGAAATGCTTGTCCCATCGTTTGCCGGGATAGAAACGGCAGACACATCGTAGACCTTGCGGATCTTGGTGATCGTGCGAAGCACCGTTACGGTTCCTTCCTCCCGGTTCTCCGTCTGCTCACGCTTGTCCTCGTCCACGGTGAAGCCAAAAGACATCTTGGTGGTATATCCACCCTTGATCTCTTCGTAAAGCTCACGGCCTGCACCCGTTCCTCCCAGGTCTGCTCTAATGGCAAGACCTTTATCATCAACCGACACATCAAGTGTGCCGTTAGATGTCCGTGCAAATACTTTTCCTTCGTGGTTATACTGCATGATGACATCGTTCATGTCAGCGTCATCGAAGGCAGCAGGATCCACCTGTTCTCTGACGATGTACTGTCCGTCATTATAAAGCTCATAAGGCTCGTTGAAGGTGCTTGCGTACCCTCTGACGATCTTTTCGTCCTCTTCGTTCTCTGCGCTCCGGATCTCCATGAGGAAGTTCCGATACTCACGATCATTCTTCATCGGCATTTGTTTCGCCCTCCATTCCCACATCACTTGCGTCCTTGTATTCGCCACGGATGGTGCGAAGGTCTCCGCCTTCCACGGCTGCAAGGTTGAACAGTTCTCTTGCTTCGTTTATGCTCATAACTCCTCTGTCAAGGAGCTGCTGCGCCATACTGACCTTTGCGGTGGTGGTCATATACTGAAGGCGGTTAGCCGTAGCCATCACCTTGCTACCAAGCACCCTCTCACGCTCGGAGAAGATCGCCTTTGACATCGCTTCGGAAAATTGGATCTCAAACGGCTCAATAGCTCCGTTGAAGAAGGCATCCAGGTCATCGCCCGTGGCTTCGTTCCGGAGAACTCTCTCATTCACGCCGAAGTAGTTCTCCACATTCTCCTCGATAAGCCGCATCTGGTCAGCGTCAACCGTGAACGGCTGGGCCTTAATCTGCTGAATATTTGTATAGGTGTTCGGGAAGAGCAGAAGCCCTCCACCGTTGGAATCCTTTACGAGGTTTTCCTGGCTAAACCGGATCCGTTCCTTGGCAAGGTCTTCAGCCTTGGAGAAGTTCGTGACCTGCGCCGACCATCTGTAAGTGGCGCTATTCTTGACCGCCGCTTCGATGCCCTCGTTCTGGAGTGCGATCAGCTTCATGGTGTCATCCAGAGCGCCGTTATGGGTTCCGAAGAAATCGTCCTTGTACTGAAACCGTGTTAGGATAGCGCACTTTCTCATTTCGACCGCCGCCACCTGACCATTGGAGAAGCGGTAGCGGATCCACGGCTCCCCCTTGTACTCCACGATCTCTGCACGGCTCGGAAGGACGGGATAATAGCCGGTGATTATCATTGATTCGTCAAAGACGGGGACAATGAAGGCGGTGTTCTGCACATCCAGGATGGTCGATGTCCGATAAAGGAACTGCGACCATGTCTGCCACTGATTCGGGCCTGCTGCCAGCTTCTTCTGTAAGGAGATATTGGCGGTGCCAAAGGTTTCCACCTTCAGCTTGGAGATATGCCTTGCACGGGTGTCTATTGCCGCCCTGACGAGTGCGCTTTCGTAGATCTCTCCGCTATAATCGTGGAACACGGGTTTATATCCCCGAAGTTCCTGGAATACAACGGATTGAGCAAGCGCCTTCTGGCTCTCCTTTGCATCTTTCGGCCTGAAAATCTTGTCAAATAAAGACATTTCCTATCCCTCATTCATCAGCCGGTCTCCCAGCTCGTCCCACCACTTCTGCCGGACGCAAAAAGCATCGAGCAGAGCGGCGGCTCCGTCTATGTGTAGGTTCGGGTGGATCTTGACGAGCCTTCCCCGACCTCGTTCCACATTCATTTTGATCGCACCGTTCAGAAGGTGCGCCTTTAGAAGGTCATTGTCTCCGATGTGGACGATGCCGTCCTTCATCATCCCCTCGACCTCCTGGATCACTCCCCAAAGGTTGTCACCCTGGAAGATGTCATCCGTTTTGAATCCGTACCGCTCCAAGTCCTGAACAAGGTATTGAGCGGAATATCTATCATATCCGACCACAAGAGGAAGGATCTCATATTGCTCCACGAAAGATGTGAGCCACTTGTAGCAGTCCGAGTAGTCCACATAATTCTCACCGGAAAGCTCCAGAAGCCCTCGTTGGATGAAAAGCTCATAGGGAAGGCCGTCCCTGATGGTCGCTTCCTCGATCTTCTCTGCCGGGAGCCAGAACTTGGCGAACACATAAAGCTGCTTGTTTTTCTCCACGATCACAACGGCAGCCGTGAGGTCGGTTGTCTGTGAAAGGTCGATTCCTGCTATCGCATAAGACGAGCGGAAGTCCTCCGGGGAGAAATTGTCTCCGTAGGAATTTTCCACCACCTTCGTCTCCAGCCACGCCAAGGAACTGTTTTGCTTGACATTACAATACTTTGTCAAAAACTCCCGGCGCTTGGAGAGGGATCCCTCTGCCACGGCGATCTCTTCAAGCAAGTAGTCAGCCGTCACGCTCACGCCAAGGTTAGGATTTGACTTGCACAGTTCGTTGATGTCATTCCACTTGTCGAGGTCATCGATCATGTAGAGGAACGGCAGCAGTTTTGTCTCTTTGCTATCCCCCTTCAGGAACCTTGTTGACCTCTTCACCAGCTCGTCATAGATGGAATCATTTACATAGCCGGAAGTGGAAACGGAGAGAAGGATGCCGTCAGGTCTGGCACCCATAGCCGACTTCATAACCTCATATACTTTCAGGCCAGCGTCACCGCTCCAGGAAGCGATCTCGTCACAGATCGTGAGCGAAGGGTTGAAGCCGTCACTCTTCTTGGCGGAGAAGGCTATCTTCTTGACTTGTCCGTTAGTCGCCGGTATGAAGAGATCCGTTGCCCGATGTCGGGGGAGCATCGAATCATCGTTCACCTTTTTGTTGTGAGCATCCCTCTCCGCCAGAGAATCCTTCAAGGCCACATAGTCAGGATCCAATGTGGTCATCATCCAGATCGAGTTGTAGATCAGATCCGCCTGATCTATCTTCGGTGCGATGTTGTAGATCCTCGCTCCATACCCGGAACACATCCACATATATCTCGCTATGGCTGCTGCCAGAATTGACTTACCGTTTTTCCTTGCGACTATGAGGACGGCTTCACGGAAATACCTATTTCCCTTTCCG